AAGAACTACACATAGAGCCATCATCCAATTGTCAAGCTAAATGCTCGATGTGTGCCCGCACAGGGCGCGAAGATTTAGTTATTGCTAACCTAAAGCTGGACTGGTTTAAAGAAAACGTTGATGCAACTACACTTAACAAGATTATGTTTTGCGGTAACTTAGGTGATCCTTGTGCAAATATAGGATTGCTAGATATATGCAGGTACCTGAAACAGCAGAACCCAAACATTGTTCTGGGTATTAACACTAACGGTGGGCTTAGACCTCCAAGCTGGTGGACAGAATTAGCTAACATCTTTACAGGCGAACGCGATTATGTTGTGTTCAGCATAGATGGAACAGCAACCTCCAATCACATTTACCGTGAGAAGGTTAGCTGGAAAAGAATAGAGCAAAATGTTAAAGCGTTTATAGATGCCGGAGGCAGTGCCCATTGGGATATGCTTGTGTTCCAGCATAACTTCCATCAAGTAGATGAATGCAAAAGCTTAGCACAGGAAATGGGCTTTAGCTGGTTCAGGGTAAAGGAAACTAGCAGATGGGATGTGTATCCTCCCGGTACTGCTGGCTTGCATCCAGTAAACATGGACTGGAAAGAGCCGATACAAACAGAAATCGACTGTGAAGCTAACAGAGATTGCAGCAGATACATTGATGCACAGGGTAAAGAGTGGCCTTGCTGTCATATTGCTGAAGAACACTTCGCTAATAGCAACGCAGACATAAGAAATTTTAGCAATGTTGAGTTATTGAATAACTATAACAAACGGCTACAAGATGACCCATACGATATATGTAAGAAAGTATGTGGAACCACTACTAGAACAGGGCAGTGGAAACAGGAGATAGAATTTAATGGCAGTTAACGGAAAACAAAAGGGCAACAAATTTGAGCGCGACATAGCTAACAAGTTATCAGATCGCTTCAAAGCTCATACTGGCATTGAAAAGTCATTTAGACGCAACCCAGACTCTGGGTCATTCTTCGGTGGCACAAATATCCAAAGAATGGATATATACGATACAGACTATGCGCTTTACGGCGACTTAATTTGTCCACGTAACTTTAATTTCAGCATAGAGTGCAAGCATTACAAAAATGCTCCACCTCTAAATGCTATAATGACCCAAAAGGTCACAGAATGGGATACATGGTTATCTCAGGCAGCACAAGATGCAAAGGCTTCTGAAAAGGAGTTGCTAATGATTGTCAAATATAATAGAACTGAGACTATGGCATTCTTAGCAACTCCAATTCTTTCTTTGGATTTGATAATGCGATACAAGAATTATTGTGTCTATAGTTTAGACACTGTATTGGAACAAGAAGACAAGTTTTTCTTTTCCGAGTAAGTACAAATGTTTTTCAACAAAGGGTAAAGGACCTTAGAATTCCGGGAGGACAGGCACGTCTGAAAACGTAGGCCGCTCTAATGTAGTACTCAAACTTAAATAAGTGTTCCGCTAATCAATAAGAACTAAAAGGTGGAAGCATGTTAGTGGCATATCTGCTTGCTACTATACTAAACATGCGGGCGAAGCAGGGCCAAACGGCCGACGATACGATAGTCAACCCTACGTCAGCAAACTGTCAGCAGATTTCTGTAAGATCGCAAATACAAATCTGTCTTTTTTTAGACCGGTTTATATTTGCGTTCTTCTGACCAAAGCATCATGAATGATCCTTTAATATCAAGAAGAAGATAAGGCGCGAGTGATTGCGAAGCAATTACGAAGGGCAGATGCGCAAAGCGCATCATGTTTATCAAGATAAGATAAGGGTAGCTCTGACTTAAAAAAAGTGGTTTGTCTTAGTCCTGCCTGAAGGCAGGAGCATCGCCTTTGGCGTCGCTTTCGCTGGCTCGTGCTCGCTGCAAGACGCTGCAATTGGTTCCCCTCTTTCGGGTGGAAAGCCAAGTTTTTAAAAGAATTGTTTTGTCAGTGTGGTCGTATAGTGGGGAGCGCCGAATTCTAGAAAAATGATAATCCAGAATTCTTTGCGGTTTCTACGTTTTCTTTGAATAGTTTTGAGATTTGCTTGCGCTGAGTTGGAGACAACCCATAGGCTTCATTTAGCGTAACGCCACCTCTCATGGCCCACGCTAACTGGATAAGTTCTTCCTCAAAGGCCTTTACATGTTTATCCATTTTATCGAGCAACTCGACAATCTCTTCATTGCTCAATGATAAAAGCCTTACTCGAAAAAATTTGCTTGATTAAATTCTACTGTTGTTTCGTAATCTTTTTCGCATCCTTCGTGTTCGCATGTTAGTTTGATTGGTTCAATACTTGTGATTGCTCCCATTTCATTTAACTTCTCTCTGATCTCGCGAATCATATCACGGCTAGCATTGTCGATGAACTCTTTAATTTGTTCCTTGTTGCTGACTATGGATCCAGTTGGCATACTGACCGAGTCAATAGCTATAACAAGTGTTTCTGTATTGTGTTCTGCAAGTTTACTAAACATATTGTGGAAGTATACTTTCTTCTCAGTGTCTGTTACAGATGAATCTGCCATTGTCATTGCTAACTGTTCTTGTTCAAATTTTGCTATGCTCATTTCATTTAAAAATTTAAAAGTATAAGGCTTAAATGCAAACGTTAGTTCGCCAATAGTGTATACGTTCTTAATGTCGGTTTTTGGGATACTGTCCAATAGTGCGCGTAAGTCGATTGTATCATCGTTTAACTCTTTACAATGTGGACACACAGAACTAAATTTCATTTCATGTTCATACGAAGCAAGCCGTATAGCAATTAGAATTGTATCTAAATCATGCGATGGTGCAGACCATCCGTCTTTAATTCCAGGCACACAACTAGAAAGCATTTCTACCACACTTGTTCCAGACAGCAATCCTTCGGGCGATTTCATTATGATTTCATCACGTGCTGTCATTGGTAACACATCTAAATACTTTCCTTCTTTAAGTTCAAGAGCTCCTTCGGGCCAAAACTTACCAGCTGATGGTAGTTCGATTTGTAATTTAGGATGTCTGAAGTATTGAGTTAACGGGTTGTCCGGTGTTTGAGGTGCATTTTGACCTGCTGGCTTTAGTAAATCCGTTGGTAATGGAATACTTTGTTCGGTTGAATTTTCAGTCATTTTTATTTTCCATAAATAGTAATGTATATATCTAATAGAGTAATATACGTATATTATTTATATTAGAATTTGAGAGAAGAATTATAAATGAGCACTGAACTAACAGACGAGATGATTGAAGGCTTAGAAAATGTCACAGCCGCGACTGAAGACTTATTTAAGTCATTGCAAAAGATGACTAAAAGCATGGGCGACACTTCTAAAGTTAGAAAAGACGAGTTTGAGTTGCTTGGTGAATCAGTTGATAGCTTTGATGCATTAAATGATTCAGTTCGCAATTCCGATGACGAAATAGATCGATACACAAAAACTATAGCCTTTGCCGATGAAATACTAGAAGACATGGGTAAAGGAATGAAGCGAGCTGCTGTCACTCTTGACACAATGGTTTCGTCTACAATGAAGAATGCTGATAGTTTTGATATGTACAGATCAATGATCGATCCTGCGACAGATTTAATGAAAAACTTAGGTAGTGTTGTAGGTAGTGTTGCTGGGGGAATTGTAAAATTCGGTGCTGGTCTTCCATTTATGGAAGGTGTATTCAATGGTATGGCTGGAGCAACTGACAAAGCTATAACTGGCATAACAGCCATGGCAGCTGGCATTACTAACTTTGTTTTAAAGAAAGGATTGGAAGCCACTGAACAACTTTGGGATATGTTCGAAGGTGCAACTGAAGCTGGCGTATTAGTAACCGGTGGCATGACTGAAATGCGCCGTCAACAAGGCGAATTAGAATTAACAACCACCGAATATACCGCTTTCTTAAACAGTCAAAAAGAAGCACTAGCACAATTTGGTGGTAGCGTTGGCGAAGGTGCTAAGCAAATGGCATCAGTAGCTAAGTATAGCCGTCAATACGAAAGAGAAATGCGAGCATTAGGTGTAACATGGCAAGACCAAGCTGAAATGCAATCAGAATTCTTTAGTAGACTACAAAGAACAGGACAGCTAGCAGCATTAGATGACCAGCAGAAAGCTGCATCAGCAGCTGAATACATAAAATCTTTAAAGGCACTTTCGGCACTTACTGGTGAATCAGTAGACCAGTTAACCGCTGAAGCAGATGAAAAGAAGAAAGATATTGCAGCTCAAGCAAATCTCGCTAAATTCACCGGCGGCGTGCGTGACCAAATGCAGATTCTACATGACACTGGTTTGCCAGGATTCGATGGTGCTATAAAAGAAATGATGGCAACAGGTGGAAGTATACTTCAAGACGTAGTCGTCTTACAGACAGGATTAGATAAGCCCCTTAAAGAGTTATATGGCAACATTACTTCATGTAATATGACAACAACTGAAGCAGTTGACGATTTTAATAAAAAGCTTCGCAATGATTTCCCTGACTTATTAGAAGAGTTGAACGGTAGATTTAGCGTAGCTTCATTGGCACAAATGTATGGAGCCAATGACGAAGTAACAGCTGAAATAACAGAAAGTTATGTAGGCGTCGTTGATGCGTTTAACAGAGCTATGACCGGAGAAGACGGTATAACTGAATCAATGAAAAACATAGGCGAAGAAGCATCCGAAGGAACTAAAGAGATTATTGACGCGCAGAAAGCTGCAAGAAAGACTATGGCAGATATTTTAGAAATTGCAGAAGAGAATATGCCTATTATTACTGGACTGATGAAAGGCACTGCTAAGACAATGCAAGCAACATTTTCCCAAGCTAAAGACATTCTCGATGACCCATCAGGATGGGCGCAGAAAATGATTGACATGATCAACCCAATGGACATGCTTAACACAGCAACAGGCGGAGCATCAAATACACTATTAAAATTCAACGAACAGTTGAAAGAACTTACAGGCGGAAAAGGCTGGCTCGACTTGCTAGCAATGGCTAATCCAGTGGCTTACGCTGCTACATCTTCAATGGACGCAATAGACGCAGTGAAGGGCTGGTTTAGTGATGATGATGACGATCTAACTCCAGAACAAAAAACTCGTAAGACTGCTAAACGAGAAATGGAAACTAAGCAAGTAGAAAATCAAGAAGAACTGAATAAACTTAACAGAAATATCGAAGCTATGACATTTCGAAGAGACGAAGAACAAGCACGTATTAATAGAAGTAATACTCCTGGTGTGGACGAATATTGGGGTAGCGAAGAGTCCGGTAGATCTGATTCACAAGCAATGGTTGACAGACTAAATGAGACACTTAATCAATTAATTCTATTGCAAAAAGAGCAAAATAGAAAACTTGAAGAAAATACTGAAGCTGTTGACCGTCTAGGATAATTTAAAATAACTAGTTATATCTGATAAATAAGGCATATAAGAGAACAATAATATGTCATGGAAAAAGCACTTTAAAACCCCGTCTAAGAATATTAGTCCGATTAGCGGTCCAACCCGCGGAAATCCTGGGTTTAAAAACTATCAGAGCAATTTACCTGAAGTTTATGTAGGTCACCCAAACCGCATAGAACGTTATAATCAATATGAACAGATGGATATGGACGTGGAAGTAAACGCGGCCTTGGACGTGCTGTCCGAATTCTCTACACAATCAAATGTAGAAAACGGAACAATCTTTGACATTAACTTTATTAAAGAACCGTCAGACAACGAAGTAACAATTATTAAAGACCAACTAGCTAACTGGACTAAGCTTAACGAGTTTAAGATGCGAGCATTTAGAATCTTCCGTAACACATTAAAATACGGCGATCAGATTTTTATCCGCGACCCAGAAACATTTAAACTATACTGGGTTAACATGGCAGAAGTTGTTAAAGTCATTGTAAACGAAAGCGTAGGTAAAGAGCCAGAGCAATATGTTATTAAGAACCTAGCACCTAACCTACAAAACTTAAGCGCAACACAGAAGCCGGTAACTGATATGTATATGGATCAGAACCAAGCAGGCTACAATACTCCAGGCTATCAAACTCCAACAGCACAAGGTACAAGCGGCGGACGCTTCGATATGCAGCAGAACGAAGCTGCTATTGATGCAGAGCATGTTGTTCACTTAAGCTTAACAGAAGGCTTAGACGCTTCATGGCCTTTTGGAACAAGCGTACTGGAACAAGTCTTTAAAGTATACAAGCAAAAAGAACTATTAGAAGATGCGATTTTGATCTATCGTATCCAACGTGCTCCAGAACGTCGAGTATTTAAGATTGACGTCGGCAACATGCCATCACACCTAGCGATGCAGTTTGTTGAGCGTGTTAAAAACGAAATTCACCAACGCAGAATACCTTCGCAAACAGGCGAAGGAGCAACGATGATGGATGGTACTTACAACCCACTATCTATCAATGAAGACTACTTCTTTCCGGTAGGTCTAGAAGGACGTGGATCCAGCGTTGACGTACTTCCAGGCGGCGATAACCTAGGCGAAATTAACGATCTACAATACTTTAATAACAAGCTAGTCCGTGGTTTGCGTATTCCATCAAGCTACCTTCCAACAGGCCCTGATGAAAGCGAGCGCACATATAATGACGGCAGAACTGGAACAGCATTAATTCAAGAATGGCGCTTTAACCAGTATTGTATGCGTTTACAAAGCTTGTTGTCGCAGAAGCTAGACAAAGAATTTAAGATGTTCTTGTCGTGGCGCGGTATTAACATTGACAACAGCATTTTTGAACTACAACTTAATGAGCCACAAAACTTTGCAGCGCATTCTCAGGCAGATGTTGACAGTGTACGAATGAGCGTATTTGCACAAGTAGCAGATCTTCCATACATGTCTAAGCGTTTTGCATTAAAGCGTTACATGGGCATGACAGAAGAAGAAATGGTAGAGAATACTAAGCTTTGGGAAGAAGAGCAAGGTCAAGTTGAAGGCGGCGATGCATCCACTGAAGCTGACCTACGTGCTGCTGGTGTATCTCCAGGTGGTATTGAAGGCGACATCGATACATTCGACGAACTTGAAGGCAGCATGGAAGATATGGAAGGCGGTGATATGGAAGGCGGTGATATGGCTGGACCTGATGCAAGCGCAGACACACCACTAGACATTTAACATTTCAGATAAATAACAGTATGAACCTATACGAAATGTTTGACGTACCCCCAGCTGAATACGAGTCACCTGAAGATGACAATACCATCTTGAAGGGTCTTAAAGACATGCGTAAATCCAAGCTAACTTTAGCACAGCTAAACAAAATTCGTGTAATGAACGACCTAAGAACATACGAAAAAGAAAAGGACTTAGAGAAAGTCCAATTACAGTATGGCGCGGCAGCAGGCGGCGAAGACGAATTCTAATGCGTTTGAAGAAAACAGCCCTAAATTTAGTAAACAACTAACACTAAAAACAACCTAAACTAACCTTTTGACGTCAAATTACACTATTATGGCGTTATTTCCGCATGGTTTTTATAAATATTATTGAACATAAAAACTAACATTACTATTTGAGGAACAATTTATGAACAAATTTGAAAAACTAATTGAGCTTATCGTCAACGAAGACGAAACAAAAGCTAAGAAACTTTTCCACGACATCGTTGTAGAAAAGTCTCGCACTATTTACGAGTCACTTCTTGAAGATGACGAATCCGATGAAATGGAAGAAATGGAAGACGACGTTGACGCTGATGAAGAAGGCGTAGGCGAAGGTCTTGGATCTGTTATTTCCGTTGAAGAAGCTAAGCAACTACTTGACCACATTGATGGTACACTTAACGAGTCAGATGCAGGCGATCTTCTACAGCGTGTAGCTGAGCACTTTAACGTTGAAGTTGAAGGTCTTATTCCAGTACTAGAAAGCCACGGTGATGCGCTACTAGAAATGGCATACGGCGAAGCTGAAGGCGAAGACGAATTCGGTATGGGTGACGAAATGGGTATGGACGACGAAATGGCTGGTGACTTTGATGACAGCGGCGATTTTGATGACCACGAAATGGATCACATTGAAGACGAAGCAGACGGCGAAGAAATTGAAGACCGTGTTGTTGACCTAGAAGACGCTATCGACGAGCTTAAGGCAGAATTCGACGCACTTATTGGCGACGAAGGCATGGACGACGATCTAGACGGCGAAGAAGACTTCGGCGGCGAAGAAGAAATGGACGACGTTGAAGATTTTGCTGGCGATGTAGCTAGTGATGAAGACGGCGAAGACGAAGACGACGACGTTGAAGAATCAATTGTACGTGAGTACGTTGAAAAAGTTACTGCTCCTACAACAGGTGACAACGAAGAAGGTGATACAAACACTAAATCTACAGTAGCTGGTAAGAATGACATGGGTGGAACAGCATCAAACATCCTAGGCGACCAATCAGAAGAGAAAGGCGGTTCAGCTGCATCTCCAAAAGACGTCGACAGCCGCGCTAATAGCTGGAAGAACACCGGTGGTAAAGGTAAGGCAAATTCTAAGCAGTCAGCTGCAAAGAAAGCAACAAACAAGACAGACAGCGAAAAGTCTATTTTAGACGGTCCTAAGGGCAAGTAATAAATGTCATACTTAAGAGAAAACTTAACATTCGATCAGGCTCAGATAATAACTGAGTCTTCGGATGACGGTAAGGATTTATTTCTTAAGGGCATTTGCATCCAGGGCGATGTAAAGAACGCGAACGAGCGAGTATATCCAGTAAATGAGATTACTCGCGCTGTTCAAGCTGTTAACGAACAAGTCAAGGGTGGCTACTCCGTGTTAGGCGAAGTTGATCACCCAGATGACTTACAAGTAAATTTAGACCGCGTGTCACACATGATCACAGAAATGTGGATGGAAGGGGCAAACGGTTTTGGTAAAATGAAGATCTTACCTACTCCAATGGGTAATATTGTTAAGGCAATGTTAGAAAGTGGAGTTAAACTAGGAGTATCTAGTCGCGGTAGCGGCAACGTTAATGAAAGTACAGGTCACGTAAGTGAGTTTGAAATCGTTACTGTTGATTGTGTTGCTCAACCTAGTGCACCAAATGCATATCCAACACCAATCTATGAGGGGCTATTAAATATGCAAGGCGGACACCGAATTATCGAGAATGCAAGAGGTTTTGATGCAGCTCAAGATAAGCGTGTCCAGAAGTATCTAAAAGAGTCTGTAGTAAGACTCATTAAAGACTTAAAAATTTAGGAGACTAACTTATGCTAGAAGCAATTAAATCATTAGTCGATAACGGAATCATTAACGAACAAACCCGCGATGCTATTACAGAAGCGTGGGACGAGAAGTTAGCAGAGTCCAAAGAGGAAGTTCGCACAGAATTACGTGAAGAATTTTCCCGTCGATATGAACACGACAAGAGTGTTATGGTTGAAGCTATTGATAAGATGGTAACTGAATCTTTAACACAGGAAATTCAAGAATTACAAGAAGACAAGTCCGCTCTAGCTGCTGACCGTGTTGCTTTTAAGAAGCACATAAAAGAAGCTGCAAAGAAAATGGAACAATTTGTCTCTCGTAAGTTAGCTGAAGAGATCGCAGAGTTCCGCGGTGACCGCAAAGTTCAAACAGAGGCTACAAAAGCTCTTGAGACATTTGTTATTCGTCAGTTGGCTGAAGAAATTACTGAATTTTCACAGGACAAGCAAGCTGTTATCGAAACAAAAGTTCGTCTTGTATCAGAAGCGAAAGCTAAACTGGCACAAGTTGAGAAGAAGTTCGTTGCTAAGTCTGCTCGTTTAGTTAAGGAAGCTATTGCCAAAACACTAGATTCAGAAATGACACAGTTAAAAGAAGATATTACATCAGCACGTGAAAACATGTTTGGTCGTAAGATTTTCGAAGCTTTTGCTAGCGAATTTACATTGACTCACCTCAATGAGAATAAAGAAGTAGCAAAACTTCGCAAGGCTGTTGCTAAGCGCGATACTGTTATTGCAGAATCACGTAAAGAAGCAGTTGAAAGCAAGAAGTTGATCGAAAGCAAAGAAACAAAAATCAAAGCTATCGTTGAATCAGCATCTCGCGACAAGAAGATTGATAAACTAGTATCTACACTTAATAAGGACAAAGCGTCCACAATGAGAGAGTTACTGGAATCAGTACAAACACCACGTTTAGATGGTGCTTTTGAAAAGTATCTACCAGCCGTTCTTAACAATGGCTCTGTAAAGAAAGCTAAAAAGCCTCTTACAGAATCACGTAAAGAAGTAACTGGTAATAAAACAACTGCTAAACAAACAAAGCAAGAAGTGGGCACCGGTGACGTTGTCGACATCAAGCGTTTAGCAGGGCTATAATGACCAATTTTAATTAGGAGAAAAATAAAATTATGTCTACACTATTAGAAGGCCGTTGGAATGATACCAAAACAGCCCTGTTAGAAGGACTTGACGGTAACAAGCGTTCCACAATGCAAACAATTTTAGAAAATACACGTACTTCACTTATGGAGAACGCTACAGCTGGCGCTACAGCTTCTGGTAACATCGCAACTCTTAACCGAGTAATTCTGCCTGTTATCCGACGTGTAATGCCAACCGTTATTGCTAACGAAATCGTTGGTGTACAACCAATGCAGGGTCCTGTTTCACAGATTCACACCCTACGTGTTCGTTACGCTGACACATATGATGATCTTTCAGACTCTGATACAGACGTTGCAGCTGGCGATGAAGCATTAAGCCCATTCAAGATTGCAGAAGCTTATTCTGGTACATCAGTTGCATCAACACCAACTGGTACAGCAACAAGCACAGCAGCACTTGAAGGACAGCCAGGACGTCGTATGAACGTTCAACTAGTCAAGCGCGTAGTAGAAGCTCGCACACGTAAGCTATCTGCACGTTGGACTTTTGAATCAGCTCAAGACGCTCAAGCAATGCACGGACTTGATGTTGAAGCAGAAATTATGGCTGCTCTAGCACAAGAAATTACAGTTGAAATTGACCAAGAAATTCTTGGTTCACTTAACGCACTAGCTGCAACTGAAGAAACATACGACCAATCACTAGTATCTGGTACTGCTACATTCGTAGGCGACGAACACGCTGCTCTTGCTGTTCTTGTCAACCGTGTTGCTAACAAGATCGCTCAGCGTACACGTCGTGGCGCAGGTAACTGGGCTGTTGTTTCACCAGCTGCATTGACTGTTCTACAGTCTGCTACAACTTCTGCTTTTGCACGTACTACAGAAGGTACATTTGAAGCTCCAACTAACACTAAGATGGTTGGTACTTTGAACTCTGCAATGAAAGTCTATGTTAACTCTTACAGTGCTGATACAGCGCCAGTACTAGTTGGCTACAAAGGCTCTTCAGAAGCTGATGCCGCGGCATTTTACTGCCCTTACATCCCGCTAATGAGCTCAGGTGTTGTTCTGGATCCAGACACACTAGAACCAGTAGTTGGATTTATGACACGTTACGGATATGTTGAACTAGTTAACACTGCTTCATCA